ACTTGGCCAAGTCATGGTCTCCACCACAGATAATCGCGGCCATGACGCAGAGTTCTGGGCAGAGCAAATCACGAACAAGATAGTAGGCATTTCATCGCAAGCTGCACCGCACATACGGCAGCAAGCAGAGGCTTTCCGAAGGGACGTTTATCAACTAATATTGCTAGGCGTCAAAAACGCCATAGCTTCAGACCGTGTGACAATAAGAGGCTTGCTTGCAAGCCAGGGACACGAAGATATGGCGAACATTGTGAAGCAACTAGAGTAAATAGGAGGTGCGTCATCGCCATTACATCCGCTATCTGCAACTCTTTCAAACAAGAGCTTTTGGTTGAAGGACATAATTTAACGAACGGTGCTGACACGATTAAGTTGGCGCTTTACACCTCATCCGCCACTTTAGGGGCTGGAACAACTGCCTTCGTAACGACGGGTCAATCTTCGGGGACTAACTATAGTTCTGGGGGTGGCTCTCTAACAAACGTTACGCCAACGCTGTCAGGCTCGGTTGCGGTATGTGATTTTGCAGACTTTACATTTGGCACGGCAACAGTGACTGCGAGAGGTATGCTACTTTATAACTCCACCAACTCTAATAAGGCGATAGCTGCTGTCGATTTTGGTGGTGATAAAACAAGCACAGCAGGAGATTTCACCGTAGTGTTCCCATCTCCAACCGCCACTGGCGCAATTATTCGTTTAGCTTGATGCAAGATGCCGCTACAAAAACTGGATTTTCGTGCTGGCATAGATAAAGAGTCTACCGATTACGCAGCGGGAGGCGGATGGGTTGATGGTAACCTTGTACGCTTCCGTAAAGGCTTGGTAGAAAAAGTCGGAGGCTGGCAAAAGCTCGGAACCAACACCTTCCTTGGTTTAGCTAGAGCCTTACACTCATTCATATCCTTGGGTGGCACTCGCTACCAGGGCATTGGCACCACCTTCAAATACTATGTAGAAGAGGGTGACGCCTACTACGATGTTACGCCTATTAGAGTCACCACATCCGCTGGTGATGTCACCTTTGCAGCAACAAATGGATCTAGCACGATAACAGTTACTGATGCGAGTCATGGTGCAGTAACCAATGACTTCGTGACGTTTTCGGGAGCGGCAACGTTGGGCGGCAATATTACGGCTGACGTTCTGAACCAAGAGTATCAGATCGCTTTAGTCACTGGGACGAACACATACGAAATCACCGCTAAGGACACAAGCGATGCTACGGTGACTGCTAATAGTTCTGACAGTGGAAACGGTGGGAGCTCTGTTGTCGGTGCGTATCAAATTAACGTCGGCCTTGATACCTATGTCTCTAGCTCTGGTTGGGGTGTTGGAACTTGGGGTGCTGGAGCCTGGGGGTCTGCGAGCGCCATAAGCTCTACCAACCAGTTAAGGCTTTGGACACATGACAACTATGGCGAAAATTTAATCATAAATGTGCGAGGCGCTGGTATCTTTCGTTGGGTTGAGAACAACGGCACTTCTGTTCGGGCTTTGGAGCTTTCGGGTATATCTGGAGCAAACCTTGTACCGACTGTGGCGCTTCAAGTTATTACCTCAGAAACCGACAGGCATTTAGTTGTTTTAGGCGCAGACCCAATTTCCAGCGGCTCTCGCACTGGAGTAATTGACCCGATGTTGGTTGCCTTTTCTACCTCGGAAAATGAATTAGATTTTGAGCCGACAGCCACTAATTCAGCAGGAAGCGTAAGGCTATCTACTGGGTCTTTTATTGTGGGCGGGATCAAGTCGCGTCAGGAAATATTGATTTGGACGGACACCAGCTTATATAGCATGAATTTTATTGGGCCACCGCTAACCTTCGCGATCAATTTGGTGAACGAAGGCAGCGGTTTGCTAGGGCCGAAAGCCGCTACAAACGGCCCTAACGGTGTTTACTTCGCATCCAAAACCTCTTTTTACTTTTATAACGGAGCAGTGCAAAAGTTACCCTGTTCCGTACAAGAACACGTTTTCAACGATTTAGATCTTGGCCAAGCGTTCAAATGCTTTATGGGCATGAACACAGAGTACGGAGAGATGTGGTTCTTCTATCCCAGCCTTGAGGATGCCACTGGCGAAATAAGCAGATATGTCATTTATAACTATGAAGAAGGTAATTGGAGCGTTGGGAGTTTAGTTCGTTATAGTTGGTTGGATAGTGGCATTGAGGATTTGCCCAGAGCAGGGGCGCAAACATCTGGAACCAACTGTTTGTTTGAACACGAAAAAGGATACGACGACAACGGCGCGCCAATGAGTGGCGTTTTCATAGAATCCGGCGACCTTGATATAGCTTCTGGAGAAAACTACAGTTTCGTGAGAAGGATCATTCCAGACATGAAATTCCAAGTTGATCCTACGATTTCTAACACCCCTGCAATGAACATTGTCGTAAAGCGTCGCGATTTTCCGGGGCAATCACTTTCAACTGATTCTACTACTCAAGTTTCTCAAACCAGCACGTTTTCTTCTTTGCGAACTAGGGCGCGTCAGGTGGTGTTTCGATTTGAAAGTGACGACGATAACGACACGAACAACCAAACTGGTTACAAATGGCGCTTAGGCTCTACGCGGATTGATATACAACCCAGTGGCAGGAGATCGTGAGCAAGCTGCTTGAAACGCGATTGCCACTTGCTCTGGGAGAGTCAGTTGACAAAGCCACCTTCAACCGTTTGATTCGGGTTTTAGAGTTAAACCTCAGTAGCGTAGATATCACTATCTCTCCGCACTTCAACTCAACAGAAATCAGTGAGTTACAGTTTGCAACGGGTGCGATAATATTTAACTCAACTACGAGTATCCATCAGGCTTTTGATGGCACTCAGTTTAGGGATTTGTATAATCACCAAACATATCCCAGCGGTGTAGGAGCTACGTTTGGTGTAGGAGCAGTCACGGTGACAATATCATGAACAGGTTTTTAGAAGCGCGAATACAAAGCATGATGGAGCCGACCAGCCCTATGCGCTTTGAAGAAGGCGGGGCGGTTGAAGATCCTTTGACTCAAGAAGAGTCAATGGAATACACAACGGCAATGCAGGAACCAGTGGATCGTGATGCCGACCTTCGGCAAGCGATACAAGAACTCATGGTCGCTCGCGACACTGCCGAAGATCCTTTTGAAGCCAGAAAGGCTGAACAACTCATTGAAGCTGCACAAATTAGCCAGACTGCCCCTCTCGCTGATGCAGCGTTACAGGTTTCGCAAGCTGGTCGCGGCGGTGATTCCACACTTGCCCACTTGACTCCGGGCGAAGTGGTTTTGCCAGCAGAGATGATGGATGACCCACAATTTGAATCAGCGGTAGAAACTCGCTTCAAAGAAGTCGGATTGAATCCAGAAGAGTACGTTGTTGGCTTAGGCATCGCTTCGCTAAACCCGCAAACTGGGCTTGAAGAATTCTTTCTTAAAAAAATAGCCAAGTTTGGCAAAAAGTTATTTAAGAAGGTCGTTCGCCCCGTTGCCAAAGTGGCTCAGTTTGTCCCTGGCCCATGGCAAGCACCCGCAGCACTGATCGCAAAAGCCGACACTGTATACAAAGTTGCAACAGGAGAAGCGAGTCCACTGGCTTTAGCAACTCTTGCAACTGGCCCGAAGATCTTCGGTGACACTGGAGCTATTGCAAACATCACAAAAGCTGGTGGTGAAGGCGGCTTCCTTAGTGGTTTGGCTAGTTTAGGTCGAGAGGTGCCGGGCGCTTTGGGCGATTTGGCTACGAATCTGCCTAGTAATATAGCAAGCGGGATCGGTAGTCTCATCAGAGATCCTAGTGGAACCATTCAAAGTGTCATGAGTGGCGCAGGACTGCCTGGCGGTCAAGGTGTATTTGGTGCGCCGGGTGTCGGACTTGCCGCTTTAACTCCAGCAGAAATAGCAGAGCTCACGCCTAGCCAATTAAGCGCACTTCAAGATCAAGATAAACTCATAGCGATGGCTAAATCCGGCGTTACGCAAGAAAAAATTGGAGAGATCGCAGAGGGTCTTGGAATAAAAGACGTTAGTAGTCCCGGAGCGATTGGCAAAGTCTTCTCAGCGGCGCAGCAATTGGGCTTAACCACTGGAGCCGTTGGAACAGGCGACGAACCGGGTTTATTACAAAGAATAGGCAGCGCTCTTGGCTTCGGTGGCGAAGGACAGCCATCATTTGGTCGCGCTTTGGGTATTGGCGGTATAGGCGCATTGTTGGCCAAGCTGGCTTACGATGAAGCGAAAAACCGTAGGGGCGTTCCGTTAACACCGCTCACACAAGAGACCGCCACTGGTAGGTACAATATTGAAGCGGAAATCGCTAGAAGAATGGGTAAAGAAGCCCCTAACCCTGTAGAGTTTGGTTTGTTACCTTCGGGAACACTACCACAACTTACTGGCGGTAGACCCACACCTATCCGCGAAAAACCGCTGCCAGTGAGCGACACGCGATATCCTTCTGAACGATTTCGGGCGCTGCCTTATGTTAAGCCAGATGTGATGCCAGATGCGAAGCCGATTATGGATTCTGGAAGAGACGGAATGGCCGTGCCGCGTCCGCGTCCTGTCAAACCAGCCATCATGAACATGGGCGGTATGGTAATGCCCATGGCTTATGCCAAGGGCGGTAACGTAGCGGCAGAAGACTTCAAACGAATGAATGGTGAGATCGACGGCCCTGGCACTGAAACCAGCGATGACATTCCAGCGATGCTGTCAGACGGCGAATTCGTCATGAAGTCCCAAGCGGTGAGAGGCGCTGGCGCGTTTGATATGAAGAAGAAAAAAGGTGGAATTGTCGAATTGAGGCCCACAAGAGAAGAAGACCGCGAGCGTGGCACAAAACTTATGTATGAGATGATGGATTTGTTTGCTGGGCAAGCAAGAGCGAGTAGTTAATTATGGCTGAAGTCACTTACGAGGAACCGTTTGTCGCGTCAGTATCGCGCATGGATCAAAGGCTCGATCCGATT